GAGAACCATCTGTACAGACACTTTATAGCCGGCAGCTAGCTGTTCGGTTAGAGCTTTAAGCATGGTGACGCGACTCTTCGTATCAACCATTTTTTTACGATAATCGTCCATGTTTTTGGTCATCTTATTCATCGCATCGGTCATGAGTGCAGCCTTTCCATCTGGTGCTTTTCTTTCGCCTAAGTCCATCATATTAGGATCCATGTTGGGATTTGGTTTAGCTGCTGACATTTAGTGTTTACACATATTTTTTTGCAAATGTATGTAAATCATTAAATTAAATACGTTCTATTTGCGATGCAAGAGACAAACGGTAATATTGGTTTGCTTGACCTGTACTATTTCGAGATGAAGGAGTTTGGAAACTGTTTTCATTGAAACTCTTGGCATAAATTTGTTTAATGTCTTCTTGTTCTAAAGCAAAGTTATAGTATGTGATGTCAGCCAAGTTCCCGGATAGGGCCTGTCGACTATCTCCTGTATCTGCTGCATTCATTTGGGGTAGAATGTAAATGGGACCATCATTGAGCCGCATTGCGTCTGCTGATATGGTATTATGCATGACTTCTGTATCGTTAACGTACGCACGGAAAAGCACACCATTGGGCTTGCTATACATATCAACCATATCTTGGAATGTAAACGTTATCATAATCCAGTTATTTAATGTACTTGAAAGAATACCATTTCCACTCACATTTGGATCAATGTTAACAACTATATTGGGATTATTCAGCGTATTCATTTCAACAATGAGATTATTTATAGGTGTTTTATTAGGATCTGGAGAATCCATGTTATCCGTAGTACTCATGAATCGAACAAGAGGTTGTTTGACTACTGTTTGTAAGGAGCTTGATTTAATATTATAGTTATTAGTTAGGACCTTCATACCACCACTAGCTGCGGTAGACCCTGGAACCATCACACGAGCTTTTTTCACTAGACCGCGAACAAATAATACCTTCCCATCCACCTTATCCGACGTTAGTCCAGTTCGATTCAACCAGAAAGAATAACTGTATTGAGCACCACCATCCAAGTTAATCGATTTGGGAAGTGGTAAATATTCCGCCATTCTTGGGTTTTTAGTACTGATTACCAATTCGTTATGAGATAACGGAAGAACTCCGGTAATAACAGGTACAGTATATGTTTGTCCACCAACATAATCATTCTCACTTAGTGAATAAATATTACTGTTCGTCTGGAAGAAATATGCAGTTGATAAAAAGGCAATAATGCAAATAATAATACCAATCACGACTTGTACGATTGTGTTCATGAAGTATGTTACATTATCAAAATATTTTTTATCGAAAAAAATGATTTAGGTTGCTTTAGTGGAATTATCAATAAAATAGATAGGTGATTGCAATCCAACGGGGATATTTAATCCAGATAATGCACCTGTATTAGCAGGATTCACAGACGCTAGATCTTTAGCATCAGCTAAAGTAATCGCATAATTGAAGAAGACTAATTTGCTAATAGCACCATCCATAGGACTCATGTTTGGAACTGAGGGGCCGAGGTACAATGGTCCTGCAGTAGTTGAGAATGTTTGAGGAGACTGGGGGAACGTCTTGTTATTGACAAGACACTTCGTTTTAGCACTGGAGACAATTGAGGTCAAATTAATGACCTTGTAAATATCGCCATTTGTATAAACCACTGCATATAATCCAGAAACAGATACGGCCACATGCATCCATTGCTGCATGGGAACGTAATCAATTGTAATTGACGCATAATAAGGAACCTTACAGCCATCATTGGGATCAGCAGAAATGTCGACATAACTTGCACTTGCTGAAGTACCTTGCGAAGATCCTGGAACAGTTAAGGGCATATACATACCGTTTGAAGTTGGTGCAGTGGCAGTTGAAGCTGTCGTAGACGGTGTGGAAAGCGTTGCATTGACAGTATCAGCAAAGGCTGTGCGCAGTAGGAAGGTTAGGCTATTTGTACGTGTTCCAATGAAGACAATCGGATTGGCTTTGTCATCCCCGCGCTGGAAAATAATTTTAGGACTGCCAAGAGGCACCGAATTTAAGTAGACCCAGAAGGCATAGGTAAATTCGATTCCGTTGGAAAGAGCAGGGAACACCGAATCAGATGCTTGCAAGAATCCGGAGAAGCTTCCCGTCCCAGGAGAACTTACTTTAGTCATGTATTTCGGTGAAGCAATGATCGTATAATATTTCATACCAGTTGTATATTTAACAACCAAATAGACAATGACACCGATGATAAGAAGTGATAAAAAGACCATAGCAATAATCATCGAAGGCTGCTTCATTGATTCACTGTCGGGGAGTACATTTTTTAAAGTATTTACAGCGTCTGCCATCTGTTTATAGTTTCTAAAGAAAAAAAAGTATTCGGTATTCATTTCATCTTTTTCCAAGAAGTACATTGTGATGTTGTTAGAATGCCAAAGTCTGATCCAAAACGACATCCTATGTCCAAATCGATTTTATCAATGATGTGATTCTGCTCCTTCTTATTTTTAACGTGCGTTTTAAGATAGTTTGCCAATATTTCAGCTCCATCTAGGAATATATGATCCGTATCAATATTGTGCTTATTATTCCAGTCTTCCTTTTTTCGTTTAAATTGTGATCGTTGTGACATTTTATTCATCACATTGTTGAATATGAACTTGCCTCCAATGGTACCTGATTTTCGTGGAATGTCATGTAATTGATGCATAGTTTCTCCAAACATCATACAGTACATATGTGGCATTAAATCCCAGTTCATTGTGACATTAATATACTGATCGATGACCTCTGCTTCAGCATACGAGTCCAATATCTTTACTAAAGCACGCGTTGCCTCTTGCGGTTGTATTGTACGATTATAATGCAATTCTGTACCTATATTTTCAGCAATAGTCCACCCAATAAACTTAGAGTCGCTATATATTAAATCATCTATTGTGTTTAATGTATGAGGAACGGAAAGTATTTTTTCATTAATCTCGAATATCGTTGAATCTTGGAATGTTGTCCGAATCGTCGATATACTTGGAACGGTATCATTTTGTTTTGGATTATTTTTATTCGTATTTTGACTTTCTATTAAGTTCATGTAAATAGCTCGTATGTCATTTTTGTGCGTTTTAATCATTTCAAGTAAATGTTCGGGATTCATGGGAATGTTTGAAGACTCACAGAACTCAGAAAAGAACACGTATATATCAGAACATGAAGGTCGATTGAGTTTGATTACGGTGAATTCCTTTGAAATATCTGTTACCTTTGCGGTTGTCGTGTTGGAACAAATAACATGCATTTGAAGTTTATCTTGTTTCGTAGTATCTTTAAGAAAATTCAAAAAAAAGCTCTGAAATTTAACCAAATGAGTGCATAAAAGATCAACGTCATCTATCCATAACAGACGTTTCTTTTGAGAGAAATAGGACTCTATCGTTTGACTTTGACATGAATTGATAACGTCTTGTACATCATTCATGCTATGACACGAATCCGCATTCAACTCTACTATTTCTAGATTCATTTCTGCTGCTAAAAGACGGATCAGAACTGTTTTACCTGAACCAGTTGGCCCTGTAATCATAATACGACTCCATTTTGTTACTTTAGAAGAAAGGTGATTTCTTATCGATTGTATTGTCAAGGAATTTCCTATGAATTTAGAGAGATCGGAACATAAGTCCATTATATAAACATGATACAATGTGTCTCTAAATATATTTATACTGTTTGGAATGAAGGAACCTTGAATTCAGATTCACTTGAGTCATTTAAAGGCGTATTAGAAAGATTATACAAGGATAAAGGATTTACATCGATACACTTGTTATATGCATCCGTCCATGGAATGGATTTAGCCGCAACGCATTTATCTTTATTCGTCCAAGTACCTACATTTAGATCAGTTAAATTCACAGTACGTAAGGCGTTTTTAGTAGGGAAGCCGTTGTCGGTGCCATTCGCGTCAGCTGGAGTATAATCACCTACGTCCGGCATAATCAGACTCTCCTTTCCAAGATTGTCATACACCGCATTATAACACATCCTTGCTTTCTTAGATTGATCCCAACGCTCTGTCCAATAATCCGGACAAGTATCAAACACAATAGGTTCATTAGGATCACTTATCTTATTACCACCGTTGTTAGAAACATTCGCAATCACATAAGCGCCAATTGCAGTACATAGACCAAAACCACCTGCACAGAAAAACAATATGTATTTAAATTCGGGCAATTTATCGACAGCTAATAGCACCACTACTAAAATAGTAAGTACGATATACATTGTCAAGCCTATGATATATTTCACAGGAACATTCATCATCTTCTTTGATATGTTATGAGAAAATGTTCGATCTAAAAATCTTTTAGAACAAGGAATTTTGTACCAGCCGAAGAAACATTCTTCGGAGGATCCAAAGGAATCGGATAAGAAGAAATATCCTGACGGTATGTCGCATATTGCTGTAATTCACGGACGATTATTGGGACGGCATATTCCAATACCTTGACGTTGAGCTGTTTGACTTGTTGGGCACAATTGTTGGGTTGATTTGTCGAATACTGCAAGTAAACAGAACGCATGATAATACCTAGCTCTACATCGGATTGGCGGCTGATAACAGTCTTATTGCCAGATTCTACATAGACACGATAACGAATAGCGTCTTGAAGTAAATCTAGATTAAATGAACTAAAAAATAAATCAGAGACTGGATTCGATGACTGGATGCCTCTAATACTTTCATCGCGGAAATTCGTTCCTACAGATGGTCCTTGGAATATAGTATAAGGTGTACTGAAACCACCAGATGTAGGTATACGACCATTCATGTTTAATTTACTATATCATACAAAATAAATCCTAATGAAAACTTTCTCTAGTTAAAATAAAAATGTCGCTCATGTCTATGTTTCAAGACCTCAATGTTATTCCTAGTGAAAACATCTATGACACGATCAAACATATCGCTGTCATGAAAGGCGGTGAACTCAGTATATACGAACGTAATGGTCTATCCGCTATGCAACCGATGCCCATGACCGGTCAATCAGGAGGAGCACTACATCAGCCGATTCAATATGTCGGTGGTCCAACTCCGGGTCCCTATGTATCAGATGGGTTCGGCACAGATATGAGTCAGGTAACAGATTCTGTAGCGCGTCCTGGTTTAGATGCGTACAGCCCTTATGTAGGTGGTGCCAAACTTAAAAAGTGGATTTCTCAAGCAGAGCTCGAAAGATGCATTGACATGAAGGGTCTTCGCACCGAGTCCAAGAGACGTGTCGCAAAGAAAGTCAATGAGTATGTGAATGAAATCGTTCAACGTGCTGCCACTCTTGTCAAGAACAAGAAGCGAATCATGAGCAAGGGACATCTGCAGAAAGCCCTGCGAAAATAATCAGGCAATCATTTTTTCCACAAATCCAGATAAAGCTACTTAAAGACAACAGGCGAAAAAATGGATAATTAACAGACGTTTGTTTGTTTGAACAAAGAATGCCTCCCAAAAAAGCTGCAATCACGTCCACAACTACCGCGAACACAAAACCCTCGAATGAATCCAATGTAGTGAAGCTCGATCAACGTACTCACGTATTGCGTCGACCAAATCTCTATATTGGTTCAATCAAAAGCGATGTGTATTCGATGTGGGTGCTTGATGACTCTAAACGCATGATCAAGCGTGACATCCAATTTATCCCTGGTCTATACAAGATCTTAGATGAAATGTTGGTTAATGCCCTAGATCATCGTAAAAGAATGGAACAGACCGAAGGCCGACCCGTTAAGAAGATTGATATTACCATTTCAAAAGAAACGGGTGTTATCATGATTTGTAATGACGGCGATGGAATGGATGTTATGATTCACGAAGAACATGGTGTCTATATCCCTGAACTCATCATGGGGCATCTTTTGACTTCCACCAATTATGACGACTCAGAAGAGCGGATCATCGGTGGTCAAAACGGCATCGGAGCCAAAGCTTGCAATATCTTCTCGACCTCTTTTGAGATCGAAACGGTAGATGCCAAGCGTGGTCTGATCTATACCCAGACTTTCACAGAAAATATGCTTCACAAGACTCAACCTGTTGTGAAGAGTTCCAAGAAAGTTCCTTATACAAAGATCACATTCAAGCCCGATTACAAGGCATTCGAATTAGCTGGGCTCACAGACGATATGTATGCGGTCATGGAAAAGCGTGTCTACGACATTGCCGCTCTCACGCCGAAAGACACCAAAGTCACCTTCAATGGAGAGAAAATCGACTGCAAGAACTTCGAGTCATATGCCGATTTGTACTTGGGCCCCAAGTCCGAACACAAGCGTCTGTATGAAGAAGTGAATCCCCGCTGGGAGATTATGATCTCCACATCGACTACCGGCTCATTTGAACAGGTCTCGTTTGTAAACGGAATTTGGACAGTTCGAGGCGGTAAACACGTAGATCACGTCATGACTCAGCTGATTAAAAAGATCACTGATGTTCTGCAGAAAAAGAAAAAGGATCTGGTTATCAAGCCTCAATCGATTCGAGACAAGCTAATCGTCTTTATCCGATCGACTATCGTAAATCCTTCATTCGACAATCAGTCGAAAGAAACTCTGGTCACTCCTATGACTCAGTTTGGTAGTCGGTGTGAAATTTCGGACAAGTTCATTACCTCTTTTCTCAAAGGAGATGTATTGGACTCATTCATGCAAGCCGGTTCTGCCGAAAGCGAGAAACAGCTCAAGAAAACAGACGGCAAGAAACGCGATGTACTTCGAGGCATCACCAAACTTGACGACGCAAATTGGGCTGGTACCTCAAAATCCGCTGAATGTACGCTCATCCTGACGGAAGGAGATTCAGCTAAATCGCTTGCTATTTCCGGCTTGAGTGTCGTAGGTCGAGACCGTTATGGTGTATTTCCGCTTCGCGGGAAGATCCTCAACGTCAAAGACGCGACCGACAAAAAAATCGGAGACAACGAAGAAATCACGGCACTCAAGAAGATCTTGGGTTTGGAATCCCGCAAGAACTACACGTCTGTATCGGAACTACGATACGGAAAGATTATGGTCTTGTGTGATTCGGATGTCGATGGATTCCATATCAAGGGTCTACTCTTCAATGTCTTCCAATCTCTATGGCCGTCGTTGATTCATCAACCCGGCTTCCTCATGTCGATGCTGACACCCATCGTCAAGGTCTCCAAAGGAGGCAACGTGATCTCGTTCTATACTATGACGGATTACAACAACTGGTATCAACAGATTCAAACAACCAAAGAACGCGGTTGGGAGATCAAATATTACAAAGGTTTGGGCACCTCTACCGATAAAGAGGCCAAAGAGTATTTCCGCGAGATGAAACAGATCCACTATCAGTGGACAGATCATTCAGAGGAATCACTCGACAAAGCGTTCAACAAAAAGAGGGCCGACGACCGCAAGGACTGGATTGGGAATTACGACAAACAAGTCGTACTTGACTACACGAAAACGAATGTTTCATTCGAGGATTATGTAGACAAGGAACTCATCCATTTCTCGATCGACAACCTTGAGCGAACCATTCCCAGTATGTGTGATGGTTTGAAGCGCTCTCTGCGTAAGATCCTGTATTGCTGTTTCAAACGAAATCTCGTCAAAGAGATCCGTGTGGCTCAGCTCGCCGGTTACGTCAGTGAGAACGGCGCGTATCATCATGGTGAAGCCAGTCTCCAAGACGCTATCATCGGTATGGCGCAAACGTATGTGGGCTCGAATAACATCAATTATTTGAATCCTAATGGCCAATTCGGAACCAGGATTGACGGCGGTCGCGACAGTGCATCCCCTAGGTACATTCATACCGAACTCAATTCCATTGTATGGTCGCTTTTCCCAAAGAGCGATTTGAACATTCTGGATTACACCGAAGACGATGGTCTGAAAGTGGAACCCGTCTATTATCTGCCGATCATTCCAACTGTTCTAATCAACGGAATCTCGGGTATCGGTACTGGTTTCAGTACGAATTTACCGGCTTACAATCCGATGACTATTGTGGAATGCGTTCGAACATTGATTCGACATGCATCCGAATATGCTACTATTGACTTGCCCGATCTGAAACCCTGGTATCACGGTTTCGTTGGAAGCATGCATCCTGATGAAAAGAAAAGCGGTTATGTCAGTCGCGGTGTCTATACACCTTTGTCTGATACATCCGTCGAGATTACCGAACTACCTATCGGTACGTGGACGAGCGATTACAAGGAATTTCTTGAAGATATGATCGCCAAGGACACCAAAGTCCTCAAAGATTACGAGAGCCATTACACGGCTCGCAAAGTTCGCTTTATCCTTCATTTCTACCCGGGAACACTGCGTCCTCTCTTGGCAACAACCGATAAGAACGGCTTCCTCGAATTTGAAACGATGTTCAAGTTGAACAGTACGAAAGGACTGTCGATGACCAATATGCATCTGTATGATGAAAACGGCCACATCGTTCTATTCGATACACCCGAATCTATTATCAGATCGCATTTCCAAGTTCGTTGGAACGGATATATCAAGCGCAAAGCCTATCTGATAGACGAACTCGAGAACGAGGTGGTGATCTTGCAAGCCAAGGTCCGATTCATTCTCGAGATTATCGCTGGCACGCTTGTCGTGCAGAACGTCAAAAAGCTCGACCTAGAGAAGACACTCGAGGAACGAGGCTATCCTCGCCAAGAGGATTATGATTATCTCACTCGTATGGCTATCGCATCGCTGACTCTAGAGAAAAAAGAAGAACTCGTTCGCCAGGCCGATGAGAAGACTCAAGAACTCAACATCCTTCGCACTAAATCAATCCAAGACATGTGGATGGATGACCTCGACAAGTTTGAAAAAGCCTATCAGGTCTATCTGAAATCACGTGAGCTGGAAGACCAAGAAGATGATGAAGAAGATAAAGCCAATAAAAAGAAAAAGGCGCAAGTGCGACGTACTAAAGCGTAATTCTTGGGTTTACTTACATACTCTTTCCTTATTTTTAAACTTTGAATATAGAAATACAAATGCGGTTACCTCATTTTCTCATTTCTATAATTACATCCCTGTTTTTTCATACGGCAGCAGCATGGTCCAGCCAAGGACATCAACTTGTAGCTACTATTGCTAGTATGCATCCGGCCTATAAACACGTCGAGTCTACCATCCAATCCGATATAAAACCATTATTAAGTCTAACTCCATCTGTTCATGATTTTGTAAGTTCCTCGCACTGGTTAGATGATCTCAAATCAGATACACATGTATTTGATCCATGGCATTATATCGATCTAGATATAGAAACGGGGATGACAAACTCGTCAATCAACGTGGTATTCGCTATCCAGCATCTTGAGAAAGAGCCACCGGGTTCTTCGCCTTTTTATCGTGCATTCCGGGTTTATGCTTTATCTCATCTAGTTGGAGACATTCACCAACCGCTTCATTGTGCTGATAGAGGAGATCGTGGAGGAAACGACTTTCATATACATGGTGTAGCTCATGTCCGGAATCTGCATGCTTTATGGGATGAAGGAGCGGGTCTTTTTTCGGGAGCGCATATTCCGGATCTAGCCGCGTCCATTATGGCCGAGTTTCCTGATAAAGATAAAGAAGATTCATATGCATCGGATCCATCGGCATGGGCTATAGAATCATGGAATTTAGCAAAGCAATATGTCTATAACGACATCGAACCCGATACTGTACCAAGTGATCAATATATAGCCCAGTCTCAAGAAATAGTCAAACAACAGGTGGCTAGAGCAGGATATCGACTGGCAAAGATGCTGTCAGTCCCTACTTAAAGGAATGCCGCTACTTAAAGTAAAAAAAGGAGAATCTTTTTAGATACTTTTCGGGTTTAGAGATGGAAGCACTTAAAACAGATATCGAGTTTACTGCGACTCCTTATCGAATATCGACCAATACGGCTACAGGAACCATCGGAACATTCGTGGATTTGAATTTATTGTTTGATCATGCCGAGTTGATTACTGCATCCAGTCCTGAGACGGGAATCGTCTTTATCGAGTATGGGCGCAACAAGACGGAGATAGTATCAAAAGGTACTTCTCCCAACAAACGGAAAAACTCGAATTCCAACAACGCCAACACGAATCGCCCGAAAATGAAGCGATTTGACAACCAGGCCACGACGGTCATCAAGATCTTCGCTACCCAGAATGTCTATGTCAACATGAAAGTATTTAACAACGGAAAGGTGCAAATGACCGGAATCAAAAATATCGATGATGGAGTCGTTGCAATGAATTGCTTGATCAATGTCATTAAAAAAATCAATGTCGAACACGCGATTGTCGACGATTCTACAAAATTAAAGGCAGACAATTATACGATTCACCTTATCAATAGTGATTTTAAGACGAACTTCGAGGTGAAGCGTGATGTGTTGCACCGTATTTTAGTCGACAATTATCAGAACAAATGCACATACGAGCCATGCATTTATCCCGGGGTGAAACTCCAATACTATTGGAAAGAAGAACACGACGGATCGGGTAACTGCCGCTGCGAAGTTGCGTGCACTCATAAAAAGAAAACTCTTTGCAAAAAAATCACCATCGCGATTTTCCAAAGTGGCTGTGTTATTATTACTGGAGCTAATCAGATCAATCAATTAAACGATTGTTACAAGTATATTTGCAATATTCTTAAGACGCATATGAACGAGATTCGAAAGAAACAGTTTGTTCCCAAAGAGGAAGTCGTCAATCGTAAGATTTGGGTACTTAAGGAAGGTCTTCACTTGGGTGAAACGAAGCCTCTTCCTTTATCGGAATCGACACGCTCTAACCTCCAACTTTGAAGCTCCTTTCTCAAAGAGGAAACCTCTTCTACTAGTTCTTTTAATAGAAGTGCAGTGGTTTTAGAGTCTTCTTTAAAGAATTTTTCCAGGATCATGTAATATGGAGACATTCCCATTAACTCGTCTGTGGTAATGCTCCATTTATCATCGTCTTTTTCTCTTTGATTGTTTTCATTGGACATATTTTCTTTATCCTCATTTTCGTCATCTGAACTTGATTCAGACACAGGGATATCGGCTTTGTCTCTTTCTGTAACTGAATGGGCAACAGACGATGGGAGGGAGTCAGATGAATCTGATGATAATGAACGTATTTTTTCTAATGGGATTGGCTCGGATAACACGTCCTTGGGCGGAACTGTAATAATGATTTCTTTTTCTGGTACGGGTTCCTCTTTATCTTTATTCTTATCTCCTCCCGTCATGTTAGTCGATTCATCATCGATGAATATAACTTTAGATGTCATTGTATACTATGTAACGTACATATATCTCTTAAGTGTCTTGGCATATAGAAATTATCTTCATAAAAGATAACGATGTCTCAAGTTTCATGGATTGAACTGACGGTATTACTCGTTATCGTTCTAGTTTTACTATTACTTATTATATATGATGATGTTGTAGATATTATACAGTCAGTGATCATTCTCGTTGCGGTCTTCGTTGTTACGTATCATCTCCTACAGTATAAATTGGGAAGTAAAGAAGGTTTCAAAAAAACTGCGTATATCGAAGACTTTGATGTCATACCAGCTGCCACGCAAGCTCCGGCAAAAGCAGATGTATCATATACCAACCTGAAAGTGTATCTGTCCTCTCTCTCTAAAAATTCGTTCGATGGCTCAGGTGTACTCATTAATAATATAGCCGATACAGATACATCGCATCATACATTCGTTCTGAGCAAACAGGTTGCATTTGATGCTTCAGGTATGAGTGGTATTCCTCTGAACAAAACGTATATTACTGGACCTTTATCCAGCAGTTTAGGTATTAATGGTCTTTTGTCCTACTCTATTGTTTGGTATGCACGAACGAAGGGTGTGGATAATACAAACGCCGGAAACATGTTTTTCCTCTATGGAAATACATCCGACAATAGTCGCACCCCTTATCTGAGTGTTGATCTAATAAAAGATAGCCCGAGTACCGGTGTAAACACGATTAAGCTGACTCACGGCAACATTCCTAATACACCTACAAATAAATTCCCTGATACGACCTTTGTCGAGAATGCAACAAACAGTACATTTAAAGCAATAGAGTGCTCCGCAACTACCACGACTACGTGCTCTCCAAACTGGCATTTATATGTACTGGTGAAGGATAGTAATGCTGTGACTCTTTATGTTGATAATGCTGCGATTCTTCAAATGCCTATTACCGATTCTTTCACGCAAGATGATCTAGAATTCAGTAACAAGAATATGTACATTAATCGAGGTGGACACTGGAATGCAGACTTGATGCTGTGGATGGCTTATAACAGGGCAATCACGGCTGCTGATATGGCAAACATCAAGGTCCATATCAGTGATCAGACCACACAACAGTCTACCATGTATCAAAATGCACAAGCCATTATTCAACAATATCAAGCAAAAGAAATCGCCAGATCTCAACAAGCGCAGACTTGTCCTTTTGTTAAAAGCGACATCTGTTCTGTTTATTGCGATACGGTGAATGATTGGACATCCCATAGCAATATCATGAAAAACTCAAGTGATCAATGCCTACGTACGATTTATCATTACTGCGATAGTAAAGATGGAAAAAATGATCCGGGTTGTCTCAACTGGCAGAAAGATCGGATTTCATCTGTTTTGGGATGCAGCATGTCAAATTCGACGATTACCGTTAACACGGATTCATCGCGTCTCAAAGATGTTTTGCAGACGGCGGTCGATAACGTCCAAACCATGCGAGATAGAACGAGCCCGTTACGTATTGTTGGTTCCCATATCATGAATACTGATCACAGTATATCGGAATCCATTCTGACTAAGAATGATGTCATTGATATTATCCGGGAACTCAATCTGTCAGCACCTGGTATCAATGCATTATCATCGTCAGTAAATCTACAAGGATCCAATGTTCATTTGGGATACCTTCCTGGCGATGTGAATCCCAATACTGGAATGACAGTAGGTATAGACAATAATAAATCAAAATCTGAAGATCAACGTTACGAAGAGATTATCAGTCGATACAGAAAAGACGTAATCGACTCTAAGAAAACAGATAACGGCTTCTTTACTGTTTTGAACCGTATGTTGGGATTATAAGTATTATTGAGGCGGCTTAAGACCCCAGAAATCTTTTCTTTCAACCTGAGAATAAGCGCTATCTCTAAGCACTTGTTCTTGTGTTCGCACAGGAAGTCTCCAACCGCATTCATAGAACATTTCTTCTAATTCTACTCGTGCTGGCTGATAGGTGAGAGATCGGTACCCTATATGTTCTCCAAGAGGAACGACTGTCTCTTTACGTTGCCCGTATGATTTATAAATTAAACGTACCTCTGGCTGTACGAGAGTACCATTAAAGTCAATGTAATAAGAACTCGGCTGAGATATTTCAAATTGAAATGAGTTGTTTTCCAGATTAAAAGAACCATTATTAGGAGTACCATAATATGCCTGGTCTTGAGTCGCGTAAGGTAATCCAGAACCGGTAAAGGTATGACGAGCATCGATAGGTGAAGCAGCAATATAATAAACTATGGAATCGTCAATTGGTACTTTAAACGATCCAGATAATAGAATCGTTGCATTTGTTTCGTCTTTTCGAAACGAACCTACGCAGTCTGGTGAATCAAACTCCATACTTATATGATACTGAGAAAAATTAGATAGAATTAAGCAGAATTTACATGGGTGCACCGAAGGGGCTATGTGTATCCGTTTCGTTGCCTCCAATAGGATAGAATGCACTTGCGCCGGTTACATGAGCCGGTGCAAAGTCTTTTAGACTGCCGTTCTGGGGAAAACGGTAATCACGACCTTGACCGAGTCCGGCTTGGTTTCCGGGAGTAGTCTGACAAACACGACCATCGCATTGTACCTTGGATTGTTCCGGGAGCATCGTACCCGATTCATTTACATCATAGCAAGGTACGCACTTGTTATCGGTGTACGATTTGTGGCGCTGCTCGTCCATCAGCGTCAATGCATTCTGAGTCAGGTACATACGGTAATCATAGCTTGAAGGAAGCTGAGCACGCTGCATAAGAAATTGATTCTGGCTGCAGCGCGTGTGGTAGTCTGTAAATCCGCGACCGTCTTGCATACGATATG